ATTTTTGTTTTCCTTTTTTAAACCATTTGTTACAAAGTCTCATATGCCCTTTATATGCCAACTCTGGACTGTTATAGCCAGCCATGTCGATTTCATGACCGGACTCTATTACATAAGGACAGCATTTATGATTTGTTTTTTTAGCTACAAAAACCATCGTTTCATAAAGTCTATCCGATCCAATATTTTCAAATCCATAATTTCCCATTTTATTGTTGTAGTCGTTATCCCACTCTTGGCCAATACCTTCTATTTCTACACCCCTACAGTCGGCAAATATAGCTCTAACTCTACTGTCTGGATAATATTCGCCAACAGTAGAAACTATATAATCACCAACACATGTTGCTAGCTTAAACCTACAATAATCAGCACAACAAAAATGTGCTGCGTGCGGCATCCATATCCAATCACTTTTAGTTTTAAATTTCATATAATTCCTTTCATTGTTTTTGGGGGGGGCACTCTGCCGGAGAATGTGCGCCAACAATAGCAAAGTACCTTCAAAAAAGTGCCATCCGTGGCAAGCTACGTCATGTAGCGTCCTAGTTCTCTCCATGGTTAAACATAGCGCTATCTCCAATATTGCTCTTGTTGCACACCCACGTTTTAATACCATTCGAGATCAAATCTTTAATTTGGATAGCTGCTTGATTCAAATTGTCAGCAATCAGGTCTTTGCGACTCAAGAAGCGATCTTCGGCGGGGTGGTAGTTGAAATAAATTTCATAAGTTTTCATAGCGTGACTCCTACAGCATGCTTTTTTTGATGACAGCACGCTCTAGAGATAAAATCTTTTGACGCCATGCAAGCTGTTCCAAAAAATCCAAATAAGTTAATTGAGAATCCGCAAGCCAGTCCATTATCTGCTTAACGGTCGTCACTGCTTTAATTCTAGGCTTTTTATTTAACATGATTTCTCCTGGTTTGTTTTCTAACTGGTTGTTCAAAACTTGCAAAAAAATCTAAATTCTTTAAAAGGTTTTTACCGCGCTTAATAACTCTAGCGCCTATACTCCGATGCTTTTTAGCGAAGTAGTAAGCTTTGCCATAGCTGTCGAATTCGTAGATTGTCGAATCATCAGGGTTTGAAGTAATGCAAACTTGATACATCAGATGCCCTCTGAAAAACAATTTAAATTCCGCTCATGCTCAGCTTGTCTGCACATGTGATCGAACTCATTCAAGTCTGCATTCAGCTTGCCAGCTTCTTTTAAAGCAGCTCCGTATGAGTCAAAAACTTCGACCTCTTCAACGGTATAGCGTCCGTCTTCTAGAATTACTTGGTATTTGGTCATTGAGCGTCTTGGCGTTGTCGTTGTGGTATGGTTATACTAACAAATGTTAGCTTATTGTGTCAATAACAATTGTTATTTAATTGTTATTTTTTTAATAACATTATGATATTTGACAAAAAATAAATTCAAAGTTAGAGTTGTACGGGCAAACCTATACATTTGTTTGGTATAGCAAAATTATACTTGTACACTCTTGCCGTGTCACCTAACTTATGTTAGCTTACAAAAACTAACAAAAGATATGAAAAAATGATGTTTAGAGATTTTATTGATAAGTCTCCCCGTGGGACAATCCCGAAGCTAGCTAAAGAGATTGGCGTCACGCCAGAAGCGCTGTGGCTAATTTATCACGGCAGGCGCAATCCATCACCTTCGCTGGCTATAAAAATAGAAAAGGCAACTAAAGATCAGGTTTCTCGTTATGACCTTTTGGATAATGCATCTGAAATTTGGGGGCCTAACAATGGCAAGAATTAGAACCATTAAACCAGAGTTTTGGAGAGATGAGGGCCTTTCCCTTGTTAGCTCTGAAGCAGCTTTGTTAGCTATTGGGATTTTAAATCACTCGGATGATGAGGGGTATTTTAATGCAAACCCTAAATTGCTTGAAGCTGATGTATTTCCATTACGTGATCTGTCACGTACTACTACGGTACTCATTCAAGAGCTGTCAGAAATAGGTTATTTAGATTTATTTTTAGGCACCGATGGCAAGCAGTATGGAAAAGTTAAAAACTTTGAGAGACACCAAGTTATCAACAAGCCAAAGCCTAGTCAAATCAAGGATTTAATTGATAAAAAAATCGAGTACGGTAGCATTACGGTAGCAGTACCTCCTGGAAAGGAACAGGGAACAGGGAAAGGAAAGGAACAGGGAAAGGAACAGGGAGGGGGTACTTCGTCAACTTCCGTTGACCAACCCTCGTCAGAAAAATCTCAGAAAAGAAAATCCCAGAATATCCCCTATCAGAAAATTGTGGACTTGTATCACGATCTCTTGCCAGCTATGCCAAGAGTGCTAGTGCTAAACGACAAACGCAAGTCTCACATCAAGAATTGCTGGAATCAGCCCGAGCATGAGCTCGTGAAACCCCAAGACCTGGCGTGGTGGAAAGAATACTTCGAGTATGCAGCCACAGTCCCATTTTTGAGGGGCGACAATCAGCGGGGCTGGAAAGCAGATTTTGAATTTTTAACAACGTTCAACAACTTGGTCAAGGTGGCTGAGGGGAAGTATCAGGGGGCAAATTAAGTGTATCAATCAGCAAAAAAAACAACTGCGAAAGCATGGCGTCCAAAGTATCAGCATCCGGCGTATTTGAAAGATGCGATGGCTTCGGCGATGGAACGTGCAGCGTCCAGAGAGCTGGAAGTCAGCAAGCTTGGATGGGAGGAAGTTAAGCGAGTGGGCGCAGCGATGGGCGACGCATACCGGAGGTCGCTAATAGCAGCATGAAGCGAAAATTTAAACTGCCTGTAGTGCGCTACGGCAGAGAAGAGGACACGAAGAGCCTCAAGGAAATTGGCTACAAGCCAGTTGGGAGATGGTCAACAAAAGACGATCACGGGATAATTTTTAAACTTAAGGATGGGTTCGATGTCAACAAAAACTCTAAAAAATCTGGCAGTTAAGGTCAGGAGCTACACAGATCAAAACGGGCAAAAGAAAGGGCAATACGTCAACGTTGGGAAGATATGCAAAATGCTGACGGGGGTAAATTCATGTTTATCGAACGCCACGTCAACTTTGCTGGATTTCCACACAAAGAAGGCTCGAGCAGTGTTTTAGTCAGCATGTTCGACCCGAAAAATGATTCACAACAACACCAGCCACAACAACAGGGTGCATCAAAGTTTCAAGAGGATGATATACCGTTTTAACTAAAATTTAACTAAAAAAGGAGATTAATTATGCGTACAGATGTTTTTAGAAGTTTAAATTATACCTACAACTCTGAATTTTCTGCACATACAAGAAAATTAAAACTAGCAGCCGAGGAATTGTGGAAGGCAGCAATTGTAAAGGGCTAAAGCGGCGACGATAAAGAGCGAATTAATTGTTTTGAGGAAGGGCAAGCTAGACTAGAAGAGGCCCTTATGTGGTTCAACAAAGCTTTGGCAGCTCATTATGAAAAGGGCATTGAAGCATCTGAAGTAGAAGAAAAAGAGCCGTGCTCAGACTGCGGAAAGCACCATCCCAACAACTTGCTAGATTTGCTCGAAGAAATTTTTGGGGAGAAAAAATGAACTTTATTAAAAAATGGATTTTTCAAGCCGGACAAATCGATCGGCTTCTCGTGGTTAATCACCAACTGGGACAAGACAATAAAAAGCGCCTAAGTCGTGTTGAAATTTTAGAAGACGAAGGTAAAAACTTGCGTAAATTGATTGGTGAGCTAAAAGTTCAAATCAATGCACTCAACAGAAATTGTGAAGGCTGGATGAAAGCAGCCGATGAAAGAGAAAGGGCAAAGGTTAAGCTTGGATATATGGTTCGAGACAAGGATGAAGAAATAAAAAAGCTACAGGCGCAACTTTCTGGTACAGGCTCCCAAAAACAGACTGTAGTGAAAAAATCACCCCTTTTAGGTACCAGAGCATTACCCAAGGCGAGAAAGTCAAACACAGCAGCACAACGCAAGCCTCAGACAGATAAAAAAGGGGTGAAGAAAGAAAAATGAAACTAAAAAGAGATTTAGAGCGATTGGGTGAGCTTAAAAAACGATATATCAATCTTGCAAAAAGAGCGCAATGTGGGTTAACAGTAGTTAGGGGCAGCAATGAAGCCTGAAGACGCATGCATTAGTGTAGAAGAGTATCGGAGGCTCGCAAAGAAGAAAGGCTGCCGCAAGCTGACTTGGAAAGAGCTTTATGATATTTGGGCTCATAAGTTTAAAAAACCTGAAGAAGTGCTTGCTATTCAAGTTTCTAAATATCTGCATGATAAATACCCTGATCTTTTATGGTGGCACACGCAGAATGAAGGTAGGCGCGGAGTATGGCAACAATCTTTAGCGAGACTATTGGGCGTTAAGCCTGGCGTGCCGGATATTTTTATACCTGTGACAAGCACAATGGTGCGCCCACCCAGACCACCTTTGAAGTTAAAGACGGTGACTATCGATCCGGCGATGTGGAAAAATCCAAACAACGCAGTGATGCTTTTTGCGGCTGAAAGGACTTATAACGGCTTCTTCTGCGAACTAAAAGCAGCCAAAAATAAACCAACAAAAATTCAGTCTGAAATGATGAAAAAACTAACAGACTCAGGCTATTATTGCTGCGTTTGCTATACGTTGGATGAGTTTATTAAGGAGTGGACTGATTATGTTGGTACTTGAAACACTTTGTGACCACATTAGATTTGAGGCTGTGCAATTACACAGAAAAGATAAAAATCTGACCCCCCATGAAGTTGCAGAAAAGGTGTGGAAAACAATCACTCTTGACGGCCTTCATCCTAAATTTTACCTACAGCTGGGAGTGCAAATTCTAGAAGCAATTTTTAAAAAAGACATCCCTTATTTAAAAATCACAGTGGATAATAAAAAATACTATATCTCAAAATCTTCAGACACAAAAACTCGCCTCACCAAAAATCAAATTTTAAAAAAAATAAAGGGTGGTGTCCGATTGCCACTAATTGATTATTTCATCAATTGTTATGGGGACGGATTTTTGTTGTTTTCGCAGGCAGATCTGGAGTGCTCACAAAATATCGCACGTATTGAGTGCGTCCGAAAATGGAAGATTTACGAGACTATTAGTTTTCCTTATACGCGAAGACGTAAGTTTGAATTAAGAAATACGGCGCGCTTAATTGCTCATTTAAACGGCTTAACCGATACCGATTTGTATTGGTATATCCAGGCAGAGGACAGAAAGGCGCAGGTGCATTATGGTTGATTTGAAAGGGAGTGGGCCGGGTATGTTGCTTGAGATTAAATTTGATTCCACCCCCATAAATGTCATTTTCGAAACTTTTAAATCGTTGATTGAATCATTTTTGTATAAAAATCCACACGCATCTATTTTGGAAATTGGTACTTATATTTCTACATTTTTAAAAGCCGAAAATAAAGAGAAGGACGCGACGCAATTATTACTTATTAATAGATTTATTCTTAATTATTTAATAGGTAGATTAAATTTAAAAGGATTTTAAATGCCAACTATTAATTACTTAAAATACCTGCGCATAAAAGCCGGATATACTCAAAAAGAGCTTGCGCTTAAAATTGAGAGAAGCCCAAGCACGGTGAAAGCTTATGAGAAAAAAAAGCTCAGAGTACCTAAGCGTAGCGCTCTTAAGTTTAAAGAAATTTTTAGTCTAGAATCTACTGAAAATATAATCGGATATGTTAAAAGTATCCATGTAGCACAGGCCGAATATCATAAGCTCTTGCCCAACCTCCCCAATGTGAAGATATCCGAAAAACCTTCTCGAATATTTGATCAACTTGGCCTTTTAAAGCGCAAAATCTCACTCAAAGATGTGCATTGTTTGGTTATGCGTAAAAATTCCTCTATTTAAGCTGCAGCCATTGTAAAAAAAGGCGTACCTTCTCCCCACTTATGCCCAGACATCCTATAACCCTTTAATAGCCTAAAGATCTTAACTCTTCAGGCTATGTTTATCGACTCTCAAATTAGAGGACTCATAGCGCACCAAAATAAACGGACTCGCTATGTCTAAAAAAAATTTTACAGCCACCGAATCACAGAAAAAAGAAGTGTTTAAGCGGTTACAGACAGGCGAGCTAGCTCAAGGTGTGCGACTAGACATTCTTAATCCTGAAACCCAAAAACCGATCGATCTTGATACTTTTTGTAGAGAGTTTGCAGATGCAATAAAAGATGCTCGGGCCAAGCGTGGGTCTGTTGTCAGCTCAAACTTGTATGCAGCCGCGATTTATGCAGGCGTGAACAAGCAAACTGGCAGAGAAGAGCGAGATACAAAAGCTATGCAACAGTGGTTGGCGCTTGAAGGGCGCGGGTTGTTCGGCAAAAAATTGGAGCTGGACAATACCGACCCGTTGCATATTCAACTGGCCAAGATCAAGCAAGCTTGTGCTGATGGTCACATAGGTACTCAAGAGATGACGGCGTTTGCAGATATTCTTTTTAAAGAGATGCAGCTCGTTGAGTTCAGTGCAATTAAAGAAGAATTTGCTGAAATCAAGAAAATGCAGGGGGCTGCCCGCAAATGAGCTTAGCTGCATTTAAACGTGAACTTGTAGAGTTCAAAGGTCAATTTGAGGATACCGTTGAGGATCATGTTTTAAAAGACGTCAGTAAGCACCCGCTTGTGCTCAAATGGCTAAATTCTACTAAGACAACTCAGTTTTATGAGGGGTTTATCAAGCAACTAGAGGCCGAGCCTTCTGCTATTTATTACGCTCTAGTAAGGCATTTTGCAAGAAACGACCTCTTTTTTTTATTGTTCTATGTGCTGGGGCGTAAAGACGCTTTAAACAACTGGCTTATCGATAGATGCTGGGACGTTCAAAAAGATCCAAATGAATTTTTAGACTTATGGGCTCGAGAGCACTACAAGTCGACTATTATCACTTTTGCGCTGTCAATCCAAGATGTAATGTCATCGCATGGCTTTAATCCTGATCCCAAATGGCATGGTAGAGAAGCGACAATTGTAATTTTTAGCTGCACGCGCCCAATTGCAAAAGCATTTTTAACTCAAATAAAGCGTGAGTTTGAATCAAACGAACTATTAAAGACCGCATTTTGCGATGTTCTTTACGACAACCCTGGGAAGTATGCACCAAAGTGGTCTGAAGACGCGGGATTGGTGGTAAAGCGTAAGTCAAACCCGAAAGAAGCCACAATTGAAGCGTGGGGGGTTGTAGAAGGTCAGCCAACATCTAAACACTTCTTAGTGTCCGTATATGACGACTTGGTCACTAAAGATCATATCCGCTCGCCCTACATGATTCGCAAAGTGATCGAGGCGTGGGGAGTTTCAACAAATCTAGGAACCGAGGGAGGATTCACGCGCTATATAGGCACGAGATATCACCTTAACGACCCTTACGCTGAAATGATCAAGCGTAAAGCTGTGACAGTCCGCAAATATGGCCCCACCTCAGACGGATCACTGACAGACAAGCCAGTTTTAAAGAGCAAAAAAGAGCTTGAGAAGAAACTTAGAAATATGGGCCCGTATGAATATGCATGTCAAATGATGCAAGACCCCACAAAAGACGAGTCAGCAGGCTTTAAGCTCGAGTGGCTTAAAACCGCTAAAGTTTCTGATTGGTCTGGCATGAATCGTTATATTTTAATTGATCCAGCAAATGCAAAAAAAGAGGGCTCAGATTATAGCTCTTTTACAGTTTATGGCCTGGGAGCAGATCGGAACTATTATATTTTAGATCGTGTGCGCGACAGATTAGATCTAGGAGAGCGGGCAGAAGCTCTTTTCAGACTGCATAAAAAATATAAGCCTTTGAGAGTGGGATATGAACGCTACGGCAAAGATTCAGACATCTACTACATTGAAGAGCAGATGGACAAGCTCAACTATCATTTTGAAATCTTTGAGCTCGGCGGAAGGCTAACGAAGCTCGACAGAATTAGACGTTTAATTCCCCTTTATAAAAATGGCCGAGTATATCAGCCTTCAGAGTGCTATTACACAGACTATCAAGGCGTACGACAAGACTTAAATCAAGTTTTTAGAGATGAGGAGTATTACTGCTTCCCAGTCTCCGTACATGACGACATGCTCGATTCAGATTCGCGCATCTTAGATAAAGTCAAAAGTCCAGATGGTCGCTCAATCGATTTTGCTGAATTTCCCGAAGATGAAGACATTGACATTTCAATGTTTATGCGCAAAGCCGAGGGGATCAGATAATGGCTATCGATAAAAACACAAAAGTTCTTGAAGACTGCATTAAACAAATAGACAAGGCAGGATCATATTGGGACAAGAACAAGCGCAAATATCGCAATAATTTAGATTTTGTATTGGGGTATCAGGATGAAAATAGAGGCGCATCATGGCAAGGTCGGGAGCGTAATACCCGTTTAAACTTTAATGTGCTGCACTCATTTGTGAAAAGCATAATGGGTGAGCAGCTTCAAAACACGCCTGACGTAGTAGTAATGCCCGCGTCTAAAAATGTGGAGCAGTGGGAAGTTGACTTGAATGAAGGGATTTTGAGAGGGATTTTTTACGACTCAAACTTGCCTCAAAAAACTTATAAGGTATTTTTTAATCAGCTCGCAGGAGGCTATGGAGCCTATCGCGTTCACCCTGAGTACGAATCAGGAATGTCATTTGAACAAGTAATCAAAATCTCACAGGAAGAAGACCCAACGCTTTGCTATTGGGATTATGACGCTGAAGACGATAACAAAGTTCTTGGGCGCTTCTGTGGCAGACATGTGGCAATGCCAAAAGAAGATTTTGAAAAGGATTATCCAGATATAAAGTCACCATCAGGTTTTTCCTGGGACGTAATGGGTGCTTCAGGATCATTTTATACAAAACCTTCTGACTACATTGTGATTGCTGAGCATTGGGTCAAAGAAGAAAAAATGACAACCGTATATTTGCTCAAGAGCGGTGAAACATGCACCAAAGCAGAGTACGGGCCTTTGGTGGAAAAAATACAGCAAGAATATACCCAGCAGCTATATTTATCCTCATTGAATGGGCAGCCCGAGCCGCCAGAGCCTCAATATCCAGAAATCATCGCAGAGAAAAGAGACAAAGTTTCAAAGATAAAATATTACAAACTGTTGCGTAATCAGATTATTGAAGAAAAAGACTGGCCAGGAACCGTTTTGCCGCTTGTATACGTTGACGGTGATAGCAGCTTTAGACATGGGCAACAAGAGATAAAAAGCTTTTGTCAGTTTGCTCACGACAGCCAGCGAGCTCTCAACTATACAAAAAACCAAATTATTCAACAAATTAAAAACTTCCGCCGCGAGCAGTGGATCGGCACACCTGAAAACATGCAAGGACAGGGTATTAAGCAAATGTGGCAGAACCCTGAAGAGCAAGCCGGAATTTTACTGGCTAAGCGTGATAAAAATGGCCAGTTGCCCACGAAAGTTGCTCCATCTCAGATTAGCCCAGATCTTTTGAACATGCAGCAGTTTTTGGGTGGTGACATACAGAATATTTTGGGAAGGCATGACGCATCTCAAGGGCAGCCAGGAAATGAGGTGTCAGGCGCTGCGCTTTTGCATCGAATCGTTCAAGACAATATGGGCAGTTATCTGCAGCTTAATAATCTCTGCACAGGGATTGTCACTGTTGCCTTTGTAGCCCTAGACATGTTGCCGGCCATTTATGACACCGAGCGTGACGTTATCACTCGAGATAAGAAGGGTGAGCCAATGGTTTCGACCATTAACGAGTTTGTCGGACTCCAGCAAAATAATAATGGGCAGTATGAGGCTGAGCAGGCTTATTACAAAAACCAAATTTCACGCAAAAAAATGCGTGTTGAACTTTCAGCGGGCCCAATGTTTAGCGCTCAAAAACAAATTGAGTACATGAAGCTAACCCAGTTCGCAGGCTTATTACCTCAGGAATTTGTGCCAGCCATGGCAGACATGATTGCCGAAAACATTGATCTTCCAAACACTAATCAGCTTGTCAAGCGTGTTAAGGCTTTTGTGCCGAAACCAGTCTTGATGCAAGCGGGAGAAATGAGCCCGGAAGAAATGCAGCAATTCCAACAGGAACAACAACAGCAGCAACAACAGCCTCCTCCGCCTCAAGTTCAAGCTCAGATGCAAAAAAATGAGATTGAAGATAAAAAAATTCAGCTTCAAGAAAAAGACCTAGAGCAGCGAGCTAGAGATGACGAGGTTAAAAACTACCTATCTGGCCTTAAAAATCAAATAGAGCTGGAAAGAGTACAGGCTACTAAACAAGGCGACCAAATAAGCCTTGAAAAAGACATTGTAAAAGCAAATGCAGAAATGCAATCAGCGGCTCTCAATGCCATGCACGAAATTCATAAATCAAACACGGCTCTTGCAGCCCCCACACGCCAGGGTCATGGCGGTTCTAACGGCCACTACCGGTAAATAGGAGATAAAAACCATGTCAAAAACAGACAATACAGAAAAAACGCCAGCTCAAGCGGTAAATCAGGAGCAAACAAAACCAGAAGTTAAAAGCGAAGCGGCTCCAGAAGTAACTCAAAAAAAGAGTGAGCAGGCTGAGCCTGAGGCAAAAGTTAATAGCACGCCATCAGTGGAATTTAAGGTATATGACGACCCTGAAAGCGAAACTAAATCTCAACTTGAGCCATGGGTAAAAGCACGTCTGGAACGTGAGCAAGCAAAGGCGCAAAGGGAGCGTGAAAAGCGCGCTGAAATTGAGCAGGAAATGTTGAAGCTTAAGCTTGAGAGAGAGTCTAGCAATAGACAAGCTCCATCTCAGCCCAGCAATCCTGAGCAGCCCTCTGACCCTTTAGAAATAGTCAGACAAGTGGTTAGGCAAACTTATATGGATGAAGAGCGCAGCAGACAAGAAATGCAAAGAAATGCGGATCTTGAAAGAAAGCGCAATGACTTTAACGCTAAGCTGAAAAAAGGCTATAAAAAATTTGATGATTTCGATGTGGTATTTCAAGAAGACATTAACCTGCCGCCAGAAGTTGTTGAGTTTATGCATGACATTCCTAATCCGGATGAATTTGCATACAACCTGGTGAAATATAACCCGAACTTGCTTGATGAAATTAGCACGCTTTCAAAAACAATGAGAATCGTAAAAGCAAACGAATTTTACCAAGCATTTATGGCTAAAAAACACAGGAAAGTAGCCTCAGCAGCCCCAACACCACCTGTCTCCGTAAACAACACGGGAAGCGCCTCAAAAAGCACTTCTCAAATGTCATATGACGAATTATTCAGGCACGTCAACCGACGGCGTAAATAGAAAAAGGAGAGATAAAGATGGCTAACGGTTTAATTACTAGTGAGTTAGTTTCGGAAACCATGCTTGCACGATTTGTTGCAAGTAATGCGTTTATTAATCAAGGTTCACGTGGTTTAAATGGGGACTTTACCCAAAAATCATACGTTCCTGGTGAAACAGTTAAGATCAGAAAGAGAAATCGCCTGAAAGCTGGAGACGGTCAAAGTGCGACTGTCCAAGGTATTAGCGATGCGGTACAAGAAGTATCTTTGGCTCATCAATACCATACGATGGTTGATATGACTACGCTGGAAGAGGGGTACGATCTTGATAGTTTTACAGATCAGGTTGTTAACCCTGCAATTGATGCTATCAACGCAAAAATGAATGCAGATATCTATGCCGCTGCGCTTGCGCAGGTGAATTATGCAACTGGTTCAACATCGTCTGCATTAGATCAAAGCGCCTTGTTTACAGCTCAAGGAAAAATGACAAAACTGCAAATGTCAAAAGCAGATCGTTGTTTGGTGGTAGGCACGCCAGATGCGGCTGCATTAAACAGCTCTTTATATAATACCTTCAATACTCAGTTTAACGAAGACATTATCCTGGATGGCAAGTTAGGTCGCTTTGCTGGCTTTGATATCTACGAAGATGAGGTTATTGATAGCTTTACCGCAGGCAGTCTTGCTGGATCGCCTGTAGTTGCAGCACAGCCTTTAAATGGCGCCACAACTCTAAGCTTAAGTGGATTTACTCCTGGAGCAACAGGCGTTTTATTAGCTGGGGATGTTATCAGCATCGAAGATGTGTACTCAGTCGCTCCATTACGCTACACGAGCACCGGAAACCTAATGACATTTGTTGTTCAAAGCAACGTAGATGCAGATGGTGGTGGTTTGGCTACGGTTACCGTTTCTCCATCTATCAATTGGGATTCTACAAGCACCTTGCAAAATGTGGATAGCAGGCCAGGGATGGGCGCAGCAATCACCCGCATTGCGTCAAATACCCCTAACATTGCATTTACACGTAGTGGCTTAGATATCGTTTGTCCTCCGTTGCCAAAACTAAAAACCCCAGAGTGCTTTGTCAAGTATGACGAAAAATACAACATTGCTATTCGTTTGGCTGCTGCTGCAGACATTAATGAATCAGCCAACTTGTATCGTTTGGACGTGCTCTGTGGCTTTGCATGGCATGACCAATACGCAATGCGTTTATATAGTCAGGCATAAGGGGTACAGACATGCAAATGTTATTTGAACCAAAAACCGGAAGAGCAGAATTAGCTGGTTGTGCAGAGGACGTAAGTTTTCTGCTCAGCCTGGGCTATACCCGCAAAAGAATTCCGGCAGAGAGCGTAGAGGCCAAGAGTGTTGAAAAAAAAGAGCCTTCATCTAAGAAATTAAAAAAGGAGAATCAAAGTGAAAATTGATCATAGTCGTAACGGGTCAGACGCACCCCGGTCTATTAGCTTTCCCATTAAAGTCGGCCTAGATAACGCAGAGCGCGGATCTTCAGCTGGCTGGGATCGCGAAAAGCGTCTTTCACGAGATGCAAGACGCGATAAAACTGCCGCTCGTGAGCTTTCACGTGATGCAAAACGCGATATGCGTTATCGCTAATTAATTGGAGCGCCAACGATGAAAGTTGAAGAATTAATAGCATATGCTTTTAAGAAAGTGGGTTTTGTCTTTTCTGAAGAAAACCTGCGTGCAGCTTATGAAGCGGAGGCGCTCTATTATTTAAATGAAGAGATATCCAGTTTGAATCGCAGTGGTAATACATGCGCTTATTTTACCGAAGTGGACTTTACAATGGTTCCTGCGCAGCAAGATTACACGTTTGGGCTTACCGAATCGGACGTGACTACAGAACCCTTCACCGAGGTGGAGTTTGTTCATATCCTTTGGGATGGCGTTAACTATAGCTTGTCTCCCGAAACAAGAAAATTGAGGCTCGGCAGTACTACTTTTCCGCAGCCTTATGATGCCATACCTGGCGAGGTGCTGTTTAAGAGAAATTTAACACAAGCCATCTTGTCTTTCTATCAAATTCCCAACTTGGCTTTGCCATGCAAAGTGTATGGTAAGCAAGAAATTTCTAAATTTGTACAGTATCAAGACATTACCAATGTTCCAGAATATTATTTAAAGTATCTGCGCTATGTGTGCGCCAAGGAAATTGCTGGTCAGTACGTTGGAACAACCTGGACAGACGTTGACGAAATGTCGCTTGAAAAGGCGAGGAATGACGTTTTTAGCGCTCCAGAGCTCGATGTAGGCATCATTAATACGCCAGCGCTTTTAAATTCAACAAACAATGCAATTGGGCTTGCCTCAATTTATGGATCGATATAATTATGTCGGCACAACTTAGAGAAATGCCAGAGGTGCCATTTCCACTTGTAGGTGGGTTTGGCCAAGATTTGAGATCACAGGTTAATCCTGAAATCACCTACAACATGTATATAAGCGTAGGGAGTGCCAAAGATGCGGTGCCCGTGTTGCTTCCAACTCCAGGAATGAGGCCTATCCTTAACTTTCAAAGTGGTGCAAAAGGGCGCGCTCAGTTCACATATAAGAACCAAGAGCACATGTACTGCGTAGTTTCTCAACATGTATATAGGTTCGATTCTTCCCTCAATTTTACCATTATTGGCAATTTATCCACTAAGACGGGAAATGTCAGCATTATTGCAAACAATGCAAATCAAGTTTTATTTGTAGATGGTGTAGGAGGGTGGGTTTACACAGAAACCACAGGGGTGTGGACTGACATTAGCTCTGTTGAAAATTTTCCTGCTGGTTGTATATCGCTTGGCTATCTAGATGGATATGGGATCGGTTTTTATGGTGATTCTAGGCAATTTGGTCTATCAGAAATAAATGACTTTTTAACGTGGCCGCTGGCCAATATTGGGAATATTTCACGCAAGGCGGGGACAGGCGTAGCGGTGGGAGTTATAAAAGGTCTGGTTTTATTTATGGGAACCACTTCAACTGAAACATGGTTTAATTCAGGGGGCGCATTATTTCCTTTTTCGAGGGACAACAACGCTCTTTATGAATATGGTTGCGCTGCACCTGGAAGTGTGGCTGAGGGCTTTGATAGGTTATTTTGGCTTGCTCGTGATATTAATGGCGTTGGAGGGGTTCGCCTTACAAATGGCGGCCCTCCACTTAAAATAAGCACTTATGAAGTAGATCGACAAATTGGCGAAATCAGTGATCCTTCTGACGCCACAGGTCAGATTTTTAAAAAAGATGGCCACATTTTTTATCAATTAAGTTTTACAAGTGGCAATATCACATTCCTTTTTGACTATACTACATTTGAAAAAACACAGGATTTATCTTTGTGCTGGTCTCTATTGGGTGAATCAGACTTTGACACAGATTTTCAAGACCATGGAAGTCGTCATTTAATGCAGTCGGTAGCTTACTTCAATAATAATCATTATACCCTAAGCTACAGTTCGGGCCAATTATTCATTTTGGACTCAGATTACTACCAGTATGACGCGAATAACATTTTAAGGATGAGGATTACTAAATGCTTTACCCATCCAGCTTTAAAGGTATTGCGAATGGCGATGATCGAGCTTTTAGTTATTCGCGGAGTTGGATTGCAAAATGGAAATGATGCAAACCCCACTATTGAAATGCAGGTTTCATTTGACAGAGCTACCACGTGGACAAAAGCACGCCAAGCAAATCTAGGGAAAATAGGAAAGTCTCACGGTCAGACTATTTTTTATGAAATGGGGATTGCTCAATCTTTCGTCTTTATGTTCAAGTGTTGGAATGCTGTAGATTCCGTAATTATGGGTGGTTCAATGAAATATGCAGTGGTGAGCCCATGACAGCTAAATTTAATTTAAGGCCCCCAGTTGATTCTCCGATGGTCGATAGAGAGGGTCGATTAACCCCAGATTGGTTACAATTTTATCGCCAACTATTCAATTTTTTTGAAAATAACTTTACTCCACAAATTATATTGGCTCCAACCATTAATAATTCCGAGCTCTCCAGCCTCCCCACTAGTCCGAAGGGGGCCATTACTTACAATGGGGAAACTGACGAAATTATATGTTTAAAAGCTGCTGGCTGGAAAAACGTTATCACCTCTTAGGAATCTAAAAAATGGGACTATTTGACAGCGTTACAGACTTGATTAGCGGGGGTGCTCAAAGCGGTTACGGGGACATGCAAGGAGAAATTCAAAAGGGCATTGATTCTGTAAACTCCAATTATGATCAGGGTCGCGCTTATTTAGAGCCATATAACGAAGCTGGCAAAAACGCCCTCAACAATTATGAAGACTTTTATAGTCAGTATGCCGATCCTGGAGATTGGTACAACAAGACAATGTCTAACTGGGAAATGTCGCCAGCTGCAAAAATGAATCAAGAGTACGGCTTAAAAGCTATGAATCAAGCAGCCGCTGCAGGGGGAACTGTTGGAACTCCTGCTCAGCAAATGGGCGTGGGCAAATACATGAATGACCTCGTGAAAGGCGATCAACAGAACTATTTAAATAATATTCTAGGCATTGGCGATAAGTATGGCTCCGCCCAAGGGGCTTTAATGGGTCAGGGATATAATTCTAGCAATGCACTTTTAAGTTCATATATGAATCAAGGGAATAAAATTGCTGATCTCTATGGAAATATGGGCGTAGCTAAAATGCAACAAAGCATGGCTCAAGGCGGTGGTATGAATGATCTCCTTGGCCTTGGATTTGATGCGTTTGCCGGAACAAATACAGGAAAAAATGCTTTAAATTGGTTTGCAGGATTATAACATGGCTGGCGGAGTACCTACTTTAATTCAACAACACACTTTGCCCCAAGCGCTCGGCCAGGGAAATGCTTTACTTCAAAGCTTTATGAAAACCAGAGCCATGCCTGAACAAATTAAAAATAGTCTGCTCCAGGGTCAAGCAAATGCTACAAAAGCGCAGAATGAAGCCCAGTATGGAAGCGGTCAATACGGTCAAATATTAACAGCACTTAATAACCCCAACGTATCAGAAAATCAAAAAAAAGCACTTCAGACTGCGTTAACAATAAATAGTTTGTATCGACCTGGCATGCCTAATGATCCAACAGCTCAAGCTATTAGATCTGGCTCAATTGTTCAGGATCCGAATTTAAGCAATACAGTTCAAACTGGAAGCGGCCAAAGCGCTCCCGAGCTATACAAAACCCAAGAAGACCAATACAAAGCAAAAACCAAAGAGCAGCTAGCGCGAGCCCACGAAAATGAGCAAAGAGGCAATTATTATGAAAAGGGCGGTGCGAAAGGAAGCTTTATTGATTACCTGATGAATAATCCAGACGTTAAGGGGGTTATTTCTCCTGAAATGCTTTCTCAGGCAGTCGGAAGCACTCTCACTATGGGGGCTCCTGCCGCCGTTAAAGCAGAGGCAGCTGCCAATATAGCTATGAAATATGGGAATACCAATTTAGCCGATTCTGTTGATAAATGGCAGACAAAGCAAGGAACTACATCTGCAATTCTTAATAAGCTTGCTGGCTATGACATGATTGACAAGGGCTTTGAAACCGTAATGCCTCGATATATTCCTATCATGCAGTATTATAGTGGCCCGCAAGGCGCCCTAAACTTAAAAGCTGATATGGCAAATGCCGCCCTGGGCCGTCCAACTTCCCCAGAATATGACAAATACAAGACGTTTGCCACCACAGTTCTACCAACTTTAGCAGATCAGCTCAGAAAAACATGGGGCGCATCCGTTACACCTGAAATCAATGCGCAACTTCAGGGGATAATAGGCTTCAAAAATACGTGGGATCAAATTCAACAAAACCCCAAAATAATAATGGATCGTTTTAATGAACTGCAAACCCTATTGGGTGCTGAGGTTAGTGCGCTCGAAGACTACAAAGCTCCTAGCATCACAGGAAGTAAGGAAGGGGCTAAAGATAATACTGACCAAGTAGAATCGCAAGAAGGGTACGGTGGCTATAGCAAATCTGACATTGACGCTTATGCAAGCCAAGCGGGAATTACCCCTGAACAAGTTGTGGCTGCCATGAAAGCAAAAGGAGTCAAGTAATGGCTCAAATACCACTTTCAGAACTTCTTGGCCCTCCAACTAAACGCCCAAGTTTAGATGAATTGTTAGGAACTCCGACTCCAAAAGAACAGTCATTCAAAGATAAAGCTTGGAATGCTGCCGAGGCTCTCATGAATAATCCGGTGGGAGATGCTCTTTCAACTATAGGCGGAGGGCTAAAAGATTTTGCCACAGATACAGCCGCCGGAGTAGCTGACCCTTCATATCAATTTGCCCTCGGGCTTCAGAATAGGCTCAGTCAGGGTCTTGGGAAAGTTTCAGGAATGCCTGCGGAGCGCTTTGGACAGTATGACGTGGATTCTTTAGCAGCTAAAGCACCTGATCCCATGTTGGCTGAAGCGCTGTCGCTGCCTGGGGCTCTCTTAGCTCCAGGAGGGGCTGCGCTGAAGGGTGCAAAGGGTATAAACGCATTGTTAGCCGGAGGTGGTCTTGGGGCTTTGTATGGTGTTGGCTATGGTGGAAAAAATCCCGAAGGGAATGTGCTTGAGGATGCAGCTGTAGGAGCTATGTTGCCAGCAGGGATGGCCGGAGTCGGAAAGTTGGCAAGCATGACTGGAAAAGGTGTCGCAGATCTGGCAAAGAGTATGGCTGCAAAAAGAATGTTAAACAAAACAGAGAGAGAATCCGCCGATGCGTATAGCGGAGTGCTCACACCAGATCAGGCCGCTCAAAAGTTAAAAGCAGTTGGTGAAGAAATACCCTTTGATCTTGGGGCTCTTGTTGGTGACGTAAAAAGCGCTCAAAAATATAAAAAAGGTTTCAATACATATGGCTCACAAGTTCCAGCCAGAATGCAAGAAGCTGTAAGCAAGACTAATCAAATAGCCAATAAAATGGCTGACGAGCTTAGCCAGGGTTATGATGAGGCCTCGGGCAGTGAGGCTCTCTTAAAGCATATAAAAGAAAACTACGGAATGCACAAAAACGAGTTTATAAAGCTTGATGATGAACTGGCGAATGCGGCTAGCAAAAAGCAGATCGACACAACAAACAGAGCTATAAGCCGACAGGCTGCAACTGACATCCTCGACAGCTTAAAAGAAACAGAGATGAAAGGGGGCGTACACTTCCTATCGAGTAACCCGAGCTTGAAAAAGCTTGTTGAGAATATCAGTCGGGGAGGGTCTCCAATAAGTGTGGATATTGCAACTGGCGCTCCTGTTAAGTATAGAACTAATTATGATGACTTGAAGAATCTAAGGTCATATGTAGGCGAGCAGGTTGGAAAACTTAAAAGAGCATCGATTGACAAGAGAGACCCCGAGGCTATTGGAGAGCTGGGCAAAATATATTATGCGCTCGATGATGACATGGCTGCATCATTAAAAGACCATCCAGATCTACTGCCACTTTGGAAAAGACGGTCTGAATACTATAAAAATGAAGTTAAGCCCTATGAAGCTAATAAGCGCGTTTCGGATATTGTCAATTCAGATGAACAAGCCAACCTTTTTAGAAAGCTGAATAGCACTGATCCAGAGATTCTCAAGGCCGTTGATCATATGAACCCCGGCATGAAAAAACTACTGCTCGGATTGGGTTTTAAGAATGCAATTAAAAGCGACTTTGGAACAGGCGAAATGATTGGCAAGCCTGACATGATCTCAAAAGCATACGAACGCTTGAACAATGCACCTTTATTAAAACATACTTTAGATGAAAGTGATCATGCAACTTTCAAGAAATTAAGCATTCTTAACGATTTAACAAAAGAATATCGGCCATTATTAAAGAATCCAGAAACTGGCGCTAAAAACACCAAATATTTACAAGAAATTGCGATGTCTATTCCAACGGCTTTGGGGTTGGGGGCTGGAGTAATTGCTGGACACTCATTTGCTCCCGCTGCTGCAATGGCGGCTGGAACGGGAGCTTATATAAAAGGGAGGAATGCTCTTAATGAACTGAGGTCAAACCCCAAAATTTTGGAAGCTTACACCAACCCAAAAGAGAGAAATTCCTTGATAAAGCAGGCTATAAGTCAAGCCAATGAAACCAAAAAATCGGGAGTAGGAACCAAAATAACAACCAAAGCATTAAAAAGCCTTTCAAATCCATCATTAATTAATTATCTATTAAACAGCGGGAATAACTAAATGTCAACCACCCCTCAAGCTATTTTATTTTATAACCCTGTTTGGACTGTCAACGATCTGATCGGAGAGCCTAACGATGGGGGTTTCATCTATTTTTATAGATCTGAAAATCCGACAGAACTAAAAACCGTTTATAAAGATAGTTTGTTGACAACCCCGTGGCCAAATCCAATTGAATTTGATGTTACTGGAGCCCAAGACGATAATTACCCTATCTATGGCACAGACGATGAACCATATCGAGTAGTTATTACAAACAGTCTAGGGGTGACGGTTCGCTCATTTGATCCTTTTCCTGCATCAGATAGCGGATCTCCTGTTATTCCAGATCAAGAGATAACCAACCAAATTCCAAATGGCCAAGTCAATGATGCGTTAATTCTAGAATATAGCCCAGTTCCAGCCTCAATAGAAAATATCGTGCCAGGACATGATTTTATAAAGAGCAATACATCGGCTACAGACACATTAACAGTTGAGCAGTTAACAATAGGTCAGTCAGATATTCCTGCATACCCTCAATATCAGATTAATTATACCTGTACAGGCCCAGGAACTTCAGAAACTACAAAAGACTATATCGTTTATTTAAGTGACCCTTTTGCCTATTCCAATACACAAATGACGGCT